TTTTATTTGAACTGGCAAATTTCTAATGTTATCAAATTGTTATGTTTTTACTGATTGATGATTTGGTTAGTAATAAAGTCAATCTCTTCTTGGGAAACTTTCTTACCCTTGGCGTTTTCCCAATCCATTAGTGAGTTTTGTAATTGAGCAAGTTTATACTTGATGCGCAATTCATTTACTACTTCAGCAGAACGACCCATAGCTTTCGCAATCATCATATCAGCGTAGAGTTCTTTAGTTGAGATTTTCATTTTGTTTTTGGTGAGAGGGGTTAGTTGGTTAGTTTGTTGTTCTCTCACATAGTAAAGATACGAATAATCTACGAACTGCCAAATCTTTTATGGATTATTTTCAATCAAGTTATCAACAATTTCAACCAAAAAAGAAGTCCCCTCAATCAACTGGTGTTCGGGTCAATGAACCAGCGTCAAGAGGGGACTCTACCTGAAAGGTAAGGTATAAAGTAGTGACTATAATTATACCTTTTTTAGAATAGGAAGTTGCAAATCAGTTACGAGTGCTGCTTTTTTATTCTTTATGTAAATGTACATTCCGTTCTCACCATAGAACTCTGCTGATATGACTTGTGGATACGATTTCTCAATAGAGTAAATCATAAATCCAACTTGTACATTAGACCATTCCGCAGGGAAACAATTACTGATAGTAATACCACCAGTATAATCTTTGTTTACTGCTTCATCAATCATATCAACGAATTGCTGATAAAGTGGATGTTGAACCATTTCATTCAACATATCTTCGTTGATGAATGTTGGTTCTTCTCTCTTTACATAGGATACATTAGTTGTCTCTTGCATTTCTTCTCGTTTCTAACCATTGTGAGTATTCAGCATCAGTTTTTTTCTTTCTATTCACCACCGAAGGTTTTACATATTCCTTCTTTGCTTTCAAGATATCAACTTTACCACTATCCTTGATATACTTCTTCCACATCTTCAATGCGGAATTGATATCTCCATTCACCACTTTGACTGCGTTAGGTTTACCAACCACAATCATTTCTTCTCTTCTTGTTCTTTGTTTCTTCATTAGAAAAACTTTCTTTTATTATATTCGTGTTCTACTCTTTGGGTTGCAATCTCCATATATTCCTCATCACGCTCAATACCAACAAACCTCATACCTTCTCTAGCACAAGCCTTGCCAGTTGAACCTGAGCCCATAAATGGGTCCAATACAATACCATTCTTTGGAGTGACTAAACGAATAAGGTAAGCCATCAAATCAGTTGGTTTGACGGTTGGGTGGATGTTGTGTCTACCGATTGGTCGTAGCTTGAATGGAACTGCTCTTGCGTCTTGTCCTGGGTCTCTACCTGTAATAATTCGTTCACCACTATTTAGTTTCTCTTCAGCGCCTGCAAGAGCGGTCTTATCCTTGCGTTCTCTCTTACTCATTGCTTCAGCCCATTCTTCGGGGTGAGTTTCTTTGTAGATTACTGAACCATCTTCTCTACGAGGTCTACCACTAAATACAGGTACATCCTCACTCATCCCTTCGTTGCGTTCTTTCTTACTTACCTTGGGACAATAGAAGAAACGACTTGCACCACCCTCATCTGCGTGGGTGTTATTATCATTATAGATTGCTTGTGGTGGAGTATAGGTAAGTGTTCCCTCGGTCTTCTTATTGTTCTTTTCAGAACGCTTATTTGATTTAGTCACACCACTTTGTTTATCCAAGATTTTACCTGCTTCTTCATCAAGGATGATGTTTGCTGGGAAACGACCTTCAGCATTTACATAAACACCATTTCGTTTACCACCACTAATGTTGAGAACATCACCACCATCATCTTCTTTGCTATGACCGCTCTTCAAGTAAGTTTCACTAAACTCATTCTCAAATCCGTTTTGGTATTCAATCCTACATCCATCTATATTCAATCCACCAACGCCGTGCTTCAATACATTTTGTGCTACTGAACCTTCAATAGGTTTTCTTGCCATTACAATAGGTTCGTGTGCGGGCTTCAATGCGGTTCCCCAGCCTTCCCAAGGTGAGTTTCCTTTGGTCACATCCCACTCTCCTACACCATAAGTTGAACCATCATAGTTTGGGCTATTTGGGTCTGCTTTACCCCAACAAGCATCTTTAGCAGTTCTACTATCACTCCCAACCACCTCTCGTGGGTTTCCTTGTATCTTATCTACTGCTTTACCGATGTTATGTGATTTAGGAAACCCTGAACCATAAATCCACATAATTTGGTCTCTAATCTCAAACCCAGCATCTTCAACTCTCACAGCCATTCTATGGTAGGTTCTACTACCTGCGAATGCTAATAAGTGTCCGCCTGGCTTGAGAACTCGCATACACTCTTCCCAAATCTCTTGTGAGGGAACATCGTAGTCCCACTTCTTACCCATAAAGGATAGACCATAAGGTGGGTCAGTCACAACTGCGTCTATTGAGTTGTCTTCTAATTCTTTGAGCTTGTCTAAACAATCTCCTTGTAATAACTTATATTCAGTATCCATTTTTTTTAGTTTTTATCGTATTGAACCAATTTTTAGACCACTTCCCCTCTTTGTATTTACTCGTGACCAATTAGCCATTGCTAATGCGTCAACAATGTCGTCGTGCATTCCGGTAGGGTGAGTGTATTTTATTTTGCCGGATGCAAGTATTTCATATTCGTATATCTCTAACTCCTGAATGAATTCTGGCATTAGAGTGTATGATGGGAGTTCCAAGGCTTGGTCTTGAATATCACCCATCAGTCTTCTTATTGTATTTTCTTTTGTTTGGTTTGTTTGAAAGAATGGTGTAGCACGAGAGTATTCTTTTTTGATTTGCTCAAATACAGGGTCTCCTACACCATTTACTTCACAAAGGAGTTCGTTTACATTGTAATGTTTACAAGTGTCTACAACCTTTCTTACAATCTCTGAATAAGAGATATTGTTTGCTCTCCAAACCCATAGACATCTACCCAATTCATCAAGGATTACCAAAACCGAATAGTCATCTTTTGTTCCAATATCTAATCCAGCGTAAACCCTCATACCTCTATCTCGTTCTGGCCATAGGTCATTTACACAAACACCATTTAGATTTTGGAATACTGAACCTTCGTTGTCTTGCCACTTTGCTTCAAACTCTTGTGAGAATACACTTGGTGGTAGAGTCCTACGTTGTTCTTCAATAAAATCTTTGGAAACGTATGGGCTTTCCCAAGATGGAAAATGATACGATGTGTGATTAGGAAAATCATCCGATTTACCCATCTGAAAGTAATCGTAGAACAATCCCTTACGTTTAGGTGTTCCAGCAAGAATACATTTCTTACCTCTTGCTGTAATAGTAGGTAGGATAGACTTTTGGAAATCACTTGTGTTTGTATCTTGGGACTCATCACAAAATAGGTAATCAACTGCAAGACCACGAATGGAGTCAGCTCTTTCGGTTGAACGAAAGTAAATCATAGAACCATTTATGAGTTTGAGTTCATATGATGACTTATTAGCTGATACAATAATACCTGTGGGTTGTAGGACATCTATCAACTGAACCAATATCTTGTTGATTTGTCCATAGGTTGGAGCAGTATAAAGACATACTGACTTTTCGTGGTTGATTGAGTAATATAGAATCAATCCAAGTAGAGTGGTACTTTTCCCTGATTGCCGGCCATTTACCATAATATGAAACATACTATCTGATGAGATGATATTATTTATCACCTCACGTTGTTTTGGATATGGGGTAAAGCCAGTTATTTTCATTGGTTCACAAAGTCCATAATGGTTTTGATATTATCTCGTTTAGACTTACGTTCAAGTTTTACCTCTTTTGGTTTCTCTGACTTGATAGCATATTCAAGTTCAGTTTGAGCTTTGATTTTTTCAATCTCTAAAATTTGATGGAACTCATCAACAATCTTTGGAGTATGACTCATTCGTTCAATAGGTAAGAATTCACCCCACTCTTCCAAGTCGGATTTAGCCGCATATGCCTTCTTTACCACTTCTTCTTCACTTGCCATATCCATAAGGTCTTTCTTTAGAAAGAAATGAATTTTACCCTTATCATCAACAAGTTTGAAACAAGGTTGACCCTTGAAAGTTTTACTTGACCAAAGTATCATTCCTGTATCAACATTCATAACACAACCATCTTCAAGCACTAACCATTTGTCTGCAACAATCATTTTTTTATTGTTTTTAGTTTATATTGAATTTCTCTAAGCCCAATATACGAAAGATTCCTGACATTTCCAAATAATCAATACTTTTTATTGTAATTTATATTCAGTCTAAATTACTGTTCATCAGAATTGAAATCAAA